GTATTACGCGATCAACGCATCCGCCTGTATGGTATTGACACGCCTGAGTCGCGGACTAGTGACAAAGAAGAGAAGAAGTATGGACTGTATGCCAAGAACTACCTGAAAAGTGCACTTGGTAAGACAGGTGTTATTCGCACCAAGAAAGATGGACGCGGTAAGTTCGGTCGTATCCTTGGTGAGTTTATCATCTACGATGCTGAGACTGACTCATATCGCAGTGTAAATGCAATGATGATTGAGAAACATATCGCTGTTGAATATTATGGGCAGTCCAAAGAGGATATTGCTGAGCAACACATCAAGAACCGAGACCATATTGATGTCTAATAAAGCAGCAATGGAGCAATATCTGGATAAACATCCGGAAATAGATGCTCTTACTATTATGGCAGATGAAGATATCAAAGCGTTCAACGTTGGTGAACACGACGATTATCTTATCTTACCAGATCCTGAGGCAGGATCTGATAGTAATAATCCATCAGCATCTGATGAATGGGTTATGCTATTGCTAAAAGATCCTTATCAAGATTACCTTATCAAATTTCAGAATATTATGATGCAAGATGATGGACTTCAATTTGATTATTTCAAGATGTATCATCCTGAAAATTCAGTAGTTGAAGATCACATACATTTTCTCAATACTTTAACTTCTTGTCTGACTACCGCTCTCGGTGATTGGCAAAAAGATGGTGCTCTACGGACTAAACCTATAGATGAATAGTGATATGCAAAACATGATTTTGCGATCTTTCTTCACAAATGAAGATTACATGCGCAAAGTCGTTCCATTTATGGATCCCAAATATTTTGAAGGTGTGGGGCAACAACTGTTCAAAGAGTTTGCCAAGTATGTAGCAAAATATAATGGTATCCCTTCTGTAGATTCATTTAAGGTATCGCTACAGGAAAGCGAGGAGACTTTCTCTGAGGAAGCATTCAGGCATGCTATGGATATCTTGCCTGATCTGTTTCGTAAAGATACTGAAACTGATATGGATTGGTTGGTTAATAGTACTGAGAAGTGGTGCCAAGACCGTGCCCTGTTCAATGCAGTTATGGAGTCTATCTCTATCATTGACGGTAAGCACAAGACTCTGACCAAAAACGCACTGCCCGATATTTTATCGAAAGCACTTGCTGTTACTTTTGATACCAATATTGGTCACGATTACTTACAGGACGCAGAGAGTCGATATGAGTTCTACCACACTGTCGAGGAACGTATTCCGTTTGATCTTGATTATCTGAACAAGATCACCAAGGGTGGATTGCCTAACAAGTCTCTGAACATTATCCTCGCTGGTACAGGTGTGGGTAAGTCATTGTTCATGTGTCACTGTGCCGCCTCAGCGTTGTCGCAAGGCAAGAATGTATTGTATGTTACCATGGAAATGGCGGAGGAACGTATCGCTGAACGTATCGACGCCAATCTGTTAGACGTGTCACTCGATCAGATCTCAACACTATCCAAAGATATGTTTGTAGGCAAGGTACAGAAGATTGCCGAGAAAACGCAAGGGACTCTGGTTATCAAGGAGTATCCCACGTCGCAGGCACATTCGGGTCACTTCCGTGCACTGATGAATGAACTCAAACTCAAGAAGAAGTTTGTACCTGATATTGTATTCATCGACTATCTGAATATTTGCGCCTCCTCTCGTATCAAGTCAGTGGGCGGTTCAGTAAACACCTACACGTTTGTCAAGGCAATCGCCGAGGAGTTACGAGGTCTTGCTGTTGAGTTTAACCTGCCTATCATGTCAGCAACTCAGACTACGCGATCAGGTTATGGATCGTCCGATCCTGGTCTTGAAGATACCAGTGAATCGTTTGGTCTACCTGCTACCGCTGATCTGATGCTTGCCATGGTATCCAATGATGAACTCAATGCTCTAAATCAGATTATGGTAAAACAGTTGAAGAACCGATACAGCGATCCCAATATGCATAAACGATTCGTGATCGGTGTAGACAGGAGTAAGATGAAACTGTTTGACGTGGAAGACCCTGAGCATGAACTCGTTAAGGATGTTGCATCTGGTAAAAAAATACCGCAAGAGGACATTCCAGTTTTCGATTTAAGTAGTTCGGGTAAAAAAATTAATGCGGAGGGTTTTCAATTCAACTAAATAACTCTACAATTTCTTTCCTCGGATCACTCAAATGTTACAGGACGAATCGGAAGTTAAACTTCAGGTAGAGGTAGCGGTGTTGAAAAGCAAAATAGACCACATTGAAGAGTCTGTGCATGGCTTGAAACAACAACTAGACGATATTGAATCTCGCCTTGTACGAGTAGAACGTATAACATACATGGTTCTTGGAGGATTAGTTATCCTTCAGTTCTTACCAGCAATCCAAGGTTTTATGGGATCTTAAGTTTGGATCCCATTACCCATACGGTAATTGCAACATTCCTTTTAGCAGGAGCATACTATACAGGTAGATTACTAGGAGGAACAGTAGGATTTCGACTAGGTTATGAAGATGGTTCCGCTGAAGCTGGATTAAAAATGATAAGAATACTATCTGAAGAAGGCACTTTCGATCAACAAGATTTAGAAGATGCCCTTGATCGTTGGATTCAGAAACACAAAGAAAAGATGATTAATCAAGGTGATAAATTATGAAAGGTGACGTTGTAACATTAGTAACACATGTTGGTGAAGTGATTGGTCGCGTAGTGGAAGAAAATTCTGACTCTATCGAATTAGCAGATCCACGTCTGTTTGTAAATCAAGAGAGTGGGGCAGGTCTTGCTCCTGGTATTTGTATGACTGGCATCAAGGATCCTACTGGTGCTATATTTTATAAAGGCAGCATCGTTGCTGTAGTTGCAACTGCTCCTGAACTTGAAAAGGCATGGCAACAACAAACTAGCGGAATTATTTTACAATGAGCGGAAAAGGTGACACGCCGAGACCACTCTCGGTAAGCAGAGAACAGTTTGAATCTAACTGGGATCGTATCTTCAGTAACCCCAAACCAAAAATGCTACACGAAGTCAACTATGACAATATGTGGAAGCATTCTTGCACTGTAGAGATGGCAATCGTGTGGATCGGTAAGGACGAAACCTGTAACTATTGCGGAGCATGGGAGGAAGATGATGAGTGAAGATATCTTTGACTTTGGTTTTACAGCAGTTACACTCGACGAACTTGAGGTTATTCAAGAGACTACTGCGCAGTTGGAATCAGCAACTGGTGAAGCGCAAGCAGTACACGAGAGGTTGGATAAAGTTTATAATGCTATTCAAACTCTACTAGGCAACCTGAAGAAAGATCCAAGTCGTGAATATCTATACTGGCCAGACAGAGTCACCAAAGTGGAGGCATTCTCTGATTACTTAGATGCACTCTACAAAGGACTAAAGTGATCTAGAATCCCTCTTGCCTCGCCAGAAACCTTCTGGCGGTTCTTGATTCTCTGGTATTCTGATCGACTTCTCACCATTAGTCCACCACTTCAACGAGGACATTAGTTTCTTCTGACTTTCCTTAAACTCTTCCGAGTGCCTTGGTTTATGATTACCAACGTTGTATTTGTTCCCCCATTGTTTCGGTGGTTTGCTGTCGCCACCAGGAATAATGTTGTAACCTATTCTCTCATGTGGACGCAACTCAATCTCTTTGGCGTATGCTTCTTCCTTGCTCTCGAACGAATATAGAATGTCTTGTACAGCACCCTTCTTTATTGCTCGATACAATATTTCATTGTTGTTTACGCTGGGGCAACTATGATACATCATTCTCTTGTCAGGTTTGCTACTGACTCCGATGTATCCTTCGGTGAGTGGATCTGAGTGGTGTGGTTGGTGAATCCAATAGACGTGATAAATAGTCATGCTGATGTCTCCTCGTTAGACGTTAGAGGACTGGTGATTGGCGTCACGCGAGTCCACCTTTATTTATAATGCTTTACTTTTTACGCAGGATTTGTTATAATATACATTATGAGTCAACTTCCTAAGAAACTAAAGACACCAATTCGGTATTGTGGCGGGAAGTCACGTGCTACCAAGACACTGTTGACCTTCCTGCCCGATACCATGATAGGCAAATACGTGGAACCATTTGTTGGTGGTGGTTCAATGGCATTTGCCTTCTCACGTCAGTTCCCTCACGTTCCCATTCATATCAATGACAAGTATTATAATCTGTATTGCTTCTGGGTTACGCTCCGTGACTCTCCTTCAGACCTCGTCAATCGCCTTCTGAGCGCGAAACGTGATGCAGGTGACGCTACGGGTCACCGCCAATTATTTGATGAATGCAAGGAGTATTTACTCGATACACACAATGATGCGTTTCAGGTAGGTTGGCGCTGGTGGGTATGCAACAAGTGTTCCTTCTCAGGTCTCGGAGAGTCCTCAGGTTTTAGTGAGCAGGCATCAGTATCCAACTTCAGTGTAAATAATATCGAATCGTTGTTACTGTA